TACGCTCGTCGTGCCAAGCTTTCTTGTACTGCTTAAACTTAGTAACTACTTCTTCGGGATACTCACCGCCGTCCTCTGGGGCTTCCAGTGAGTTAATAATATCTTTAGGGAGGGGTTCCTTACCACGATCCTCTTCCGGTGTATCGTCTTCGATCTCGACGGTGAACTCTTCTTCATCCTCGTCATCCTTCATAGACACCTTAGACTCAAGTTCGTCAGGGAATTTGTACTCTTCTTTATCAAAATCTGGCATATAGCCTCCTTATGCTCGTGAAATACCGCGTGGATCGTCAACAACCGCTTCAACTGAATCATCATTAATTAGACGGAACTCGCGTCCATGAATCTTCAATCTAGTACCGCTGTTCGGGCGTGCGAGGATAAAGTCTCCCTCTTTACACCACGGACCTGACGTAAACCGTTCACCTTTATAGGCGTCTGGACCCAACTTCACGACAAAGAAGACCGTACTAAGGACTTCCTCATAATGCTTAGTTGTATCTGCCTTAATTAACCCGCTCTCGTACTTCTCTTCGATCTCAGGTATTGCCACCAGAATGTGATACCCAGATGGGGTAGGCAGTTGTGTTGCTCTTTCTTCCGCTGTTTGTGGCAGGGTCGAAACTTCACCGCTGTCTGTAGCGATTACTATTTCAGTCATCGTTTTGCTCCATGTTTTTTGCGAGGTCTACAAGATAAATCTCCACTGCGGAAAGGCCTCGAATCTCGCCGCAAATGAATTGGTACTCGTCATAGGTCTTGGCTGCTTTGTTTGCCAGCGCATCGGATAGTTGTGACCGACGCTCCCTTATTTCTTTAAGTGCCGCTTCGATTATGTTCACTTATTCTTTCCTTTTTGTGGGGGTTTACTAATAGACGCTTGCTGCATACGTTGTTTGTTCATTTCCATACCTTGACGGAAGCCTTCCAGCTCCATTTGTGTATCATTTCTTTGCTTATCTGCGGTATGTTTCATCGCCATATTCGCCCCAGCAATCTCTTTCTGCGCATTAATTCGCTCCATTTCAATCTGCATCTGCTTGTCTTTTGCAGCCGCATCGAGTTGATCTTTCGCAATCTTGCGCTGAACCTCTGCTTGCTTGATCTGCAATTCTTGCATTTGCATCTGAATGATAGGGTCTTGCATCTGCTGCTGAGCTTGCTGTTGTTGAGCTTCTTGTTGGTTACGTTGTAGTATCTGTTGTGACGCTTGAGCTGCCATCTGTGCGATACGGTTTTCCATTTCCTTCGGTATCTCTTGATCATCGTCATCCTCAAAGTCAGGAATCTCCATACCAATAGAAGCTTCAATCTGTTTCTTATACTCATACCCAACATGCTCGTTGATGTGTGCGTGCATGGCTGCCATCATTACTTGTGCTGACTGTGGGTCTTGTCCTACGATTGACTGTATCTTCGGGTCTTGCATCGCTGCCATGTGTACAGAAATATGCGCTTGATGATCTTGGAATACAAACGCTTTAGCAGGTTTGCCTTTTAAAATGTCGATATTTTCTGTAACAGGGTCGCGTGGACGTCTGTCTTCATTCATCGGTACTAACTTAGCTGCGTTCTTAATACCTAATACTTCAATCATCTGACGATGTAGAAGTGGCATGTCATATAGCTGTGGTGCTGATTGAGCTAACTGAAATACCGCCTGATACTGAACAACCTTTTGCGACATAGTCGCAGCGTTTGGATCAGAGACAGGTATAACATCACACATGTCGTAATCACTTTGCTTTGCGGTTCTATTGCCGACGTCTGGTTCATACTCATAATCAGGTGGAGCAAAGTCACGTACTATGTCTTTCAATAGACGGAACTCTTCGTGCATAGCGTAGTGAATACGCGCTTGAACCGCTGACATTACTTTCAGGGTTCTCTCTAAAATAGCTAGTGTGGTTCCAACTGGGGAGTTAGCGGACATATCAGATACTTTCATATCAGCCGCACTAGCAAACCTACGTCCATCTTCAATGATCTGATTCATCAAAGAGGCTAATACTGTACTTGGCTCCTTGTATGGGAGCATCATGATGTTGTCTTTAACAGCACCACTTGGTATATCTACGTCACGGAATTCACCCGGTGCGATTGGTGTATCGTCTCCTTTGATTCGCATCCCGCGAGCTTTAAGTCCACCCGGAAGGTTCGAGAGGGTCCCTGCATCAACGAGTTGACGGAGAATGGATGTGCCTGACTTTGCAAAAGCTCCGATAAGGTGAATGAGACCGAAGCAGTAGAAACCAAAGCCCGGTATATACCCATAGTGAACGAAATGGTTTCGTTTTTGTCTTGTTTTGTCATCAGGCTTCCAATTACGACGGATAGCTAGAATTGTTTGTGTTGACTTCTCAATAGTAACTACGTAAGGCAATGCTATACCGTCTTCATCTTCAAAGCCCGGTAAGTCTAAGTCAACATGCATCTCTAAGAGCTTGTAACGATCATCCGTTGTAGCTCTAAAGCCTAACTTCTCTGCAATCTTCTTCTCTACTTCTTCAATAGAGTTAACAGGGTCACCTAAGTCTGCATCTAAATAGAAGCCCGCTACTTGTAGCTTACGTAACTCGTTCTCAGTCTTACGCATCACATGTGTAACACGCTCTGCCGTTTTGAGAGACGACGCGCCGTATGGAACAACTACATCTTCAGATGGAATGTATATCGCTGTTTCACGATCTAATGCAGGATCAAAGTAAACCTTCTTAAACGCATTACCTGATAAACCCAAGCCCCATAACAAACGTTCTTGTTCAGGACGATATTCAGGCATACCTTCTGTTAAACGGAAATTCAAGTCAGCTTGAACTCTATCAGCAGCTTGTTTCTTCTCTGGTGTTTCTTTACCGATGATCTTTGTCTTAACAGGACCTGACGCTGGGAACGTCTCCATGATTGTTTCTGATTGAAACTTAACAAGTGCTTCTGTTAATAGTGGATGTGTAACACCACACGCACCGTTCCACGGTTCAGTACGTTCTTCTAACTTCATACCTAATAGATCAAGACCATCTACATAAGTCTGTATCCAATCCTTGCGGCTCGATACATCTTCTTCATAAGCATCAACTAATTCACTAGCTAACATAGCTAGTTCACTATCATCAATATACTCAGCTAAGTTAGCCTCGAAGTCTTCTTCGTCCATCTCTTCTTTTTCAATATCAAGCTCAAGATCACCCGCGCGAATACGCACTGCCTCTGGGTCCTCGATCTCAATCTCTAATGGCTCTGCCTCATCTTCCATAATGCCAAGAGGCGCTGCATATAAACCTTTTTCAATGCTCATGATAAATTCCTAAAAATATGTACGGCACGACTTTTAGGTGCCGGTTCCATGTGGTGTGTATTCAATAGTTCTCGATCAAGTTCAAATGGGTTTGTCTCGAACCACTTATCTACGTCCTCTTTCGTTGTTTCATACGGGTCTTTGTTACCGTACTTAGCTTGTTTAAGTAAACGGCGGTTGTACTTCTTTACCTTCCACCAGAACTTAATGGTCTCGATAATAGTCATCAGTAGTACGCCTTCTTACGTTTTGATTTAAACAGCTGTATATCGTCTTTCTCGTCCGAATCTAAGCGAATAAATCCGCCCTGACGGAATCTAAGTAGTGCTAGTGTTGTCGAGTCAACTAAGTCATCGTTAATACCTGCTGGGAAGTCGTTACATTCCTCAATAACTTCTTGCGCCCAGCGTCTCTGTGGGGCAAATACTATGCCCCCATGAAATAAACTTGATACCGCATTTACACGGGAAATCTTGTCTTGTCCCTTGCCCGGTGTGAACTCTTGTACTGGCACACCCATCCTTCTCATCTCTTGGTACAACACTGAGCCAGAAGACTTTTTCTCCACGATAAACGCATCGGGTTCCCACTGACCGTATTCTTCAAGAACTAATGCTTTTAATTCAGGGTACTCCATGCGCTTCTTAATGCTGTTCAGTAAGATTATTGCATAGTTATTAGTCTCTTCATTGAAGAAAACACCCCATGTTGTAAGAGCGTTAAAGTCAGATCGGTTGTTCGCTTCTTGTGCGGCATCCAAAGACATAATCACAAATTCGCATTGAGGTGGGTCTTCTTCTTCCCATATCTGCCACCACTCTCTTTTAATTAGTGCGCCTTCTTCAGAGGTTGGCTGCTGCATGTACTGGGCGTTCCAGTAGCGAATATCCATACCCGCTTTTTTAGCAAGTAGTTCTTCTGCCGACCAAAACTCAGGCCAAAGTACGTTGTCGTTCTCATCAATCGCTGGAAACTCAACTACTTCCCACTGATCTACCCCTTCTGCACGCTCCATCTGCGTAATAATCTGACCAGTTAAGTCCAACTTCGACCATCTTGTCATTACGATGATGATCGCCCCTCCGGGCATGAGACGCTGTAGAGGACCCGATTGGAACCACTCCCATGCTGGAATGAACACGTCCGGTCGTCCTGTTTTTGCTTCTTGTTCAGAGTGTGGGTCGTCAATAATGAATAGGTCTGCACCCCTACCAGCAAGAGCGCCGCCAACACCAATAGCAAAATATTCGCCCTGAAAATTAGTACCCCAACGTGAGGCAGATTTCGAGTCAGCTTGTAGCTCAATTTGTGGAAAAATGTCATGGTATGGCTCTGAACCTACTAAATTCCTTACTCTACGACCGAAATTGACCGCCAAATCCGCCGTATGGGACGCCATAATGATCTTTTTCTGTGGATATTTACCCAAAAACCATGCCGGAGCGAGATATGAGATCAATTCTGACTTGCCATGACGCGGTGCAATATTAACTATCACCCTTTTCTTCTTGCCAGCGGCAATTTCTTCGAAAATACGGGCTAATTTATAGTGATGTGGACCAACTTTGTAGCCCGGATAGACATGTTTTACGAAATCTAGGAACGAATCCTTACTTATTTCACGAGTTGTCTCTTGTTTATACTGTTTTAATAGCTCAACTGCACGGCGTTTTTTATTGTCCGGCATTGAATTTAACGACGCACGTATCTTA